ATCTTAGGTAGTGAAAGATAAACCCACTCTCTTGAATCTTCATCAACAAGAGTCTCAATAGATTCTGCTAGTGCTTCCTCTGTGACACACTCTGTTTCTTTTACTGTTGTAAAATCTGTTCCTAGAGTAGTGCCACCACCTATTTGCTCACCTGTAGTTTGTGTATCATAGTCTAGTCCCTCATCTTCATAGTCATCATCAAAGTCTGTCTCATCCTCTCTTCGATCTGGACTACCTTGAGAGTCACCATCTTCTCCCTGTCCTTTAGGTGCAGGTTGCTTTTCACCTAACTCATACTCACCATCACCATCTTTCTCTCCGTTGAATGGTATCTCTGGAAGTTCTGTCTCATCTACTTTCTCTTGATCTTTCTGCTCTGCACGATCCATCATATCACGTGCTAGGTCTAGTACATCTTGAAAAGTTTTTGTAGTTGCTGCACGATCTACCCATACCTGCTCTTCTGAATCAAAGTCTAGTGATGAATTACCTTTGAAGAATAAATTCATACGATCAATCAAAGATAGTTGCTCTATATCGTCATCTGATACACCGAAGAACCCATCATTCCATAACTCTTGATAACCTTTGAAGAATGTATTACGAAGACCAGGATACTTGACCTTCATCATACGTTCGATACGTGCATCCTCAAGAACATTTACGAATGATCTATCTGCACCATTTAGTTTGTCTGCAGGTGTGAATAATGCATGACCAACCTCATGTCCTACAAGTAAATCGTATACTGTATTAGAAGCAGACTTCCAGATAGGAAGACATAAGATACGTTTCTCTACATCAAAGTATGCTGTAGTGACTTTACGATGTTC